TATGGCTAAGAACTGAGTGGTTTAAGGATACAAAAGACAATAAATATAGATTTGAACATGCGTTAAATATGCTTACTCGTGATGTTCATAACCATATTTGGGGCAATAATGCTCAAATAATATATCCTAAGAAGGTACATAAATAATGGGAAATGGGAATAGTGGAAAGAAGAAAAATTTTAAGTTTACATTCGGTCGTGATGGTTTTGAGCATGGAAAATCAAAATCATTGCTTCCTTCAAGAATAAACGTATTTTCTAAGTCAAGGAGTGTAGAAAATACGATAAATGTTTTTTCGGTAGAGCATAAGAAATCGCCGATTGAGTATGCGGCAATTATTGACGGACAAGGCGGTGTTACAAGCTACCTTCAAGGACAGAAAGGTTCTGTTGCTATTGATAAGTCGCTTGTTCATAAAGGTTCTACTATAATTCATAATCATCCTAAAGGTGGCTGGGACGCTTTTTCAGGTGCAGACTTAAAATATTGGTCTAATTCGGGCGCTAAAACGATAATTGCGGTTGGAGCAAATAAAGGCGAACGCTGGACAATTACTAAAGGAACTCACTTCAAGCAAAAAGAATTTAATAATTTTCTAAATACAGCTAAATTCAAGGGAGAAGATTATAATAAAGCAGTAGAGGATGTACTTAAAGGAAATCAGAAAAAATACGGTTATACAATTTCGAGGCGGCAATGATATAATGCACTTTAAGATAGGAAGTGAATTATATGACTGGACGGCAATTTGAATATAAATGTCGTGATGGTTTTAGTGGTTGGCCTATAACTGAAAATTATATGTTAAGCATAAAACCTTATCCAAGACCAAAGGGAACATTTCTTGAACTATACAATCTAAACAATGAAAAAGAAGATGTATTTTTCAAGACAATGCAAGACGCTTTTGAGTATGTTCTTGATGACGGGCGAAAAGTTATTGACGTTATCGAGACATGGGAGGATATGCCGGATATGGAATTAGATGGTGGAATTATCTGGCATTACAAGAAGAAATAGAAAATCACTGATTTTTTCAGTGATTTTTTTTATGAAGAAATGAGTAAAGCAGATGAAATAAAAGAGAGTTTTATAAATTCGTTACGCGACCCAGAATATTTTACGAAGAGGATATTAAATAAGCAGTTATGGCCTGTGCAGGCCGAAATATTAAAATCTGTCCGAGATAATCCACGAACCGCTGTAAGGTCTTGTCATGGAATAGGCAAAACTTTCACAGCGGCGATGTGTATTTTATGGTTTCTATATACTCATGAAAAAGCGATAGTTCTTAGCACAGCTCCTACGTGGCGGCAAGTAGAAAAATTAATCTGGAAAGAAATTCGTTCAGCTTATCGGGAGGCGATTATTCCTTTAGGCGGGTCGCTTGCTCCTAAATCGCCTGAACTGCATTTAATTCAAGATGAATGGTACGCGGCGGGATTAAGCACGAATGAGCCTGATAGATTTCAAGGATTTCATGAAGAGCATATACTTTGTGTTGTCGATGAGGCGGCTGGTGTAAATATTGATATATTTGAAGCTATCGAAGGAATTTTAACAAGTTCAGGCGCGAGGCTTTTATTAATCGGCAATCCTACGTCAATTGGTACGCCATTCTATGACGCTTTCATGAAGCCGGGATTTTCTACTTTCCATATAAGCGCGTTCGATACTCCTAATTTCACTCATTCGGGAATAACACAGGAAGATATAGCCAATGACACGTGGAAGGCCAAGCTAAGTGAAATTCCTTATCCGCGACTTATTACGCCTCAATGGGTAGCAGATAGATATAAATCGTGGGGCGAGGCAAGCGCGCCGTATCAAGTTCGCGTTATGGGAAACTTTCCGAGACAGGGCGAGGATACTTTAATTCCTTTACTCTGGATAGAGCTTGCTATGGAACGCTGGGAGGACGCAAAAGAAGGCGAATATAAAACTTTAGGCGTTGACGTTGCCGCTTACGGGTCAGATAAGACTGTCATAGCTGAACGGCGCGGCGATAAAGTTATGCCTCTGAATGTTTACTCGCAGAAAAATACACGAGAAACGGCCGGGCTTGTTATTAGTTTGGCGCGAGAAGCTCAAATTAAGAAAATCAGCGTTGACGAAATAGGCATAGGTCGAGGAGTAGTAGACAGTTTAGAAGAAGACGGCTTTGAGAATGTCGGTGTAAATGTTGCCGAGCGTTCTAAAGAGCCTGAAAGATTTCATAATTTGAGAGCCGAGCTATGGTGGCATTTGCGAGAACGGCTTGACCCTGAAAAAGAGCCGATAGCTTTACCTCCTGATGATGAACTGCTTTCAGAATTGGCGGCTGTGAAATATAAAGTTGACGCTAAAGGAGCTATTCAGATTGAGAGCAAAGATGATATGAGAAAAAGATTAGGTCATTCGCCGGACAGAGCTGACGCGGTAGTTTTAGCGTTCGCTGAAAATAGCCATGAAGGTTTTGCCATGAGTGGCGGCAGTTTATATATTTCTAAATTTTTTCAATGAGGAGATTAAAATAATGGGTAACGGTTCAAGTGGTAGAAAGAAAAATTCAGGCTTTATTCCTAATGATAAAAGTCAAACATGGAAGCAGGAAGTCTTTTATATACGTGAACATGAAAAATTAAAATATATAGAAGGCGAAGTTGCCAAAGAGAAATATCTAACAGAATTTAATAACAAAATTAATGATAGGACAGAGGAACGCGAAAAATATTACACTGAGATATTTAATACCAAACAAAAAGAACTATATAAAAAATATTACACTGATAAGACTATTTCTGAAAAGGAATATCAAAAACAATCAAAAGCATTATCAGAATGGCGTTCCAATGCAGAAAGTAAAGATTGGTCTATTCTAAAAAAAGAAACTCAGATTTTTCATAAATTATATTTTGAATGGATTTCACAAAAAATAAAATAAGGAGGTGAATTAATGTCAAAACTTACAGCAAAACAAGCTGAAAAGTCGGTAGGTTACGGCTATTCGCAGATACTTTCACAGCTTTTAACGGCGTTGGATATGCCGGTAACGAATAGCGACACATTCAGAAATTATTATAAGCAGATGATTTCTAATGATGAAACTATCGGAACAGGGCTTGAATATTTGACGGGCACAGTTATATCAAGGATTGGCGGATATACGCATGAGAAAAAAGAAATTAAAGAGATTGTTGACCGTTCTATCGAGAATATCAAAGGAACAATGACTGACGTTAGACGCTCGATAATCAGAGATAGCTTTGCATATGGCTACGGCGTTGGAGAGTTCACGGTAAAGTCTGAGAATGGAAAATGGATTTTATCTTCGATACAGATACTCGACCCTACTAACATAAAATTCAAAATGGAAAAATTCAAAGATAATTCCTACGGCGTGGGTGCAGTTATTCAAGGTTCGGGCATGGAAGAGGTAGAGATACCTGCGGGAAAGTGTATTATCAAAACCTACGGGGACAGCTCGACACCTTATGGAAAAAGTTTATTGCGCCGTTGTTATCGCTGGTGGAGCTTAAAAAATGCTATTCCTAAACTTTGGGCTATCGGTCTTGAACGTTTTGGAATGCCGATATTACACGGCAAGGCAAGCGACAATAAAACTAAGAAGGAACTAAACGAGGCATTAGAAAATTTAGCTTCGAGGTCTTACATAACGACAGATAAAGAGAGTGAGATACATTCTATTTTTTCGCCGAGCAGTTCTATTAGTTCGGGTTATAAGCTGGCGGAGGAACTTTGCGATAAGATGATTTATAAAGCTATCTTTTTGCCGTCTCTTTTAGGAGCAGGCGAGGAAGGCGGCTCATACTCATTAGGTCAGGTTCATTTTGAACTGTTTAATTCTACGGCGGCTTCGTTAGCGGAAGATTATATCGACACAGAATTAGAGCAGTTATGGAGGCCGTTAATTGAATGGAATTTCGGAGAGCAGGAAAATTACGGCGATTTTCTAATAACTGATACTATGTCGAGTAGTGAAAAGCAGGTTTTAAGTCAAGTAATGCTGACGCTTGCGCAAATTGGAGTTATTGACCCAGAGGGCGACAGAGCGTGGATAAGAGAATTATTAAAACTTCCTGATGTAGAAGAAGGCGCGGTGTTTCCAAGATGGCAATTAGACAAAGACAAAGGCTCAGACGAGAGCTGATAACACGGACGGCGCAGATATGGTCAAAACTCAATAAAAGGCTTATCAAGGACTTAAACAAAATTTCTCAAAGCTGGATTAACGAACTCTTTCAAAATATAGATACAGAATTTCCTAAAGAATTTACAGAAATATTAAAAAGTAATTTAAGAGAGGCATTAGCATACGGCTATTGGCTTCAATGGCTCTATCTGTACGAACTGCGAGGAAATAAGTATCGAGGAAAAATCACGCTTGCCGAAGGCGATAACGTAAAAGAGAGCGTCCAAAAGTTCATGAATACGGGCGAATGGAACGATGTAATTCCTCAAAAGGCCGCTGATTGGATTAATAATTATGTTCCGAAACTTTCAGGAAATTTTAGCTATGATGTTTTAGATAAGACACGCGATATTATTAAAAATTCTTTACTCGAAGGCTCGACAGTTAAGGAATGTTCAAAGGCATTACAGGAAGTTTTAGATGTTTCAAAGACGAGAATTGAGGCAATAGCAAGGACAGAAATAACAAGAGCACATAACTTAGGAAATTTAACGGCCATGAAAGCGAATAATGACGTTATCGGCGTTGAATTTTCGGCCGTCTTAGATAACAGGACAACGCCGATGTGTTCGGAGCGGCACGGGCTAAGAATGAGGCTTGACGACCCGCGAATAGCTGAAAATACGCCACCAATTCACGTAAATTGCCGTTCGTTGCTCCTATCTTTGACAATTTACGATTTTCCTGACGGGCTTTTAACCTCGCACGAATTTGAAGAAATTCATGACGGCGAACAGAGGCCAGAGGATATTGAGGAAATTCGAGAAATTTTATCGAGTGAAAGTGAAAGTAAAAGTAGCGGAAAAGCTACTGCAGATGAAAAAGGCGAAAATGAGGCTGGAACATTAGATTTTAGTACTGTTAAACAAGCAAGGAAAAAAGCAATAGAATTAGGAATTACAAAAGACGCTAACTTTACAGGGCTAAATAAACAGGCCATTGAAGAATTAATTGAAGGAATACAGCGAACGCGTGAATTATTTCCTGATTTTCCTGTATTTGACTTTATCGGAAGCTGTCAAGAACATAATAAAATTCTCCTTAATGCAGAAATACGAAATCATTTTATAAATAATAAAGATTATTTTAGACAGAAATATAAGGGAAAATCTGACTATGAGATAATTCAAATATTAAGGGAATATAATAAGAAAGATAGAACAGAATTTGAAGTTTTAGCTTTTTCCGTTTCAGAAAAAGGTGCTGTAGGTGTATCCTTAAATAAAGCTCGTTTTTCGACAGGTGCAATTTCTAAAACAATGAAAAGTATTATTGATGATGTTCAGAATAAATGGCATCCTGAAGGTTGCGATACAATTAAATCAACAGTAGACCATGAAATGGGACATCAGATTGATAATTTGATTTCTGCACGTCAAGATAATAAAATAATAAAACTTTTTAATTATCATCAAGCAAAAGGAACAATGAAAAATATGTTATCCGAATATGCTGGAAAAGATAATGATATTGAAGAATTTATAGCTGAATCGTGGTCGGAATATCAAAATAATCCTAAGCCTCGAGAAGTAGCAAGAACAGTAGCAGAGCGAATGATAGAAATTTATAAGGAGAAATTTTCAAAATGATGGCAAAACCTCTATGTTGTAAGTGTGCAAGATTAAAAGATTTTAAGGTTGGAGAATATGGCAGAGTAATAGCGCATTGTGAGGCTTATCCGAATGGAATACCTGAAGCGGTTGTGTATGCAGGCCATTTATTTCCGAAACCTGATGATAACGGCTTGCAATTTGTACTTGAAAATCCTGATGAATATGTTCGTGAAACTACTCAAAGAGCAGAAAATAGAGAATACAGAGAATTAAAAGCCTATTATGAAGAGCTTGATATGTCAGATGATGAGTGGGTAGTAATGATGATGAAAACTAAAAAAATTCCAGAAGAGGAAGCACGAATATTTTTAGATTTACGGCCAAGACGCGAAACTGAACCTAAGAAATGGTGAAAGAATTTTTTCATTTAAAAAAACTCTTTTTTAGTCCTGTGAATAGCAGGACTTTTTTTATTTGAGGTGATATAAATGGGTAACGGTTCAAGCGGTAGAAAGAAAAATAAAACACAAGTATATAGCGTAGATTTTAGCAATCCCAAAAGTAATTATATGACATCTATGAAGTTAATAAGTGAAATGAATGAATTTTGGGCGGATAAGAAAAACAGAGAAACAAAGGATAGTAATATTAATGATTACAGTAAAGTATCCGAAGTCAAGATAAAAACTTATATGGATGTTGTAAGAATTATTGCGCCGTATTCTGTATCAAAACTAAATAACTTGCGAAGTCATATGTATAAAAATAATGTGAGTTTTTCCACACCTAAAGATAAACATGAAAATATCGAGGGACTTTCTGTTAGTTTATTTCGAGGAATAGCATTATATAAGCAAAAGATGACGAGCGGCGTTATGTATAATCAATATAATTTTGATGACCCTATTTTTAAGTTGTTTTTGAAATAGGAGTGGTAAAAACCTAATGAGTAATAGTAGTAGCGGAATAAAGAAAATAACAAAGCCGTCTGGAATTATGAATGAATATCATATAGAAGATTTCGGGCGGCGTATAGAAATTTATTTTGATAATAACGCTGTAAGAGGCGAGGATACTTATGTTAATGTGCCAAAGGAAGCAAGTCCAGCAGAACGTCAAAGAGCTATTATTAACGCGATTATTCAGCACAGGCCACAGCTTGAATTAGCCGCCGTAAGCCGGAGAGACGGTTTTGCAACGTTCGAGATGGCACAAAAATGGGGTGGCCGTTTACTATCCGATACAGAGAAAAAACAAGTCGATAAAGAAATTCAGGATTATGTTAAGGAACTTTTTAAAAGTCCTTTATCTAAGAAAGGCCAAGAACTAAATAATACTTACTGGAAGTATGAAAATAACGGTTGGAGACGTATAAAATAATGAGGATGTGATAAAATTATGAAGACAGCATTAGAGAAAAAACTTGAAAAAATGCCGCCGGAACAAAGAAGAAAGGCGGTACAGGAAATTAGCGACATGATGGGAATACCTCCTCAAAGAAAACAAATTCGAAAATCAAAACGTTAAAAAATTCTCTTGTTAAAGCAGTTTGCCGAAAAAATCGGCAACTGCTTTTTTATTTGAGGTGATGTAAATGGGTAATGGGTCAAGCGGTAGAAGGAAAAATAAAACGCCTTCGGGTGTAACCTATGAACAGTTCATGAAAATGTCAAAAAAGCAAAGATACGATTTAATAGATAAAATTATAAAAGATGAAAATATTAAAGTTCCTGACTACTTAGACGATTCATATGCGACAAAAGTTATGTATGGTTTAGGAATGACTAATAAACCTACGATAATTTCAGACGCTGAATTAGATAAAATAAAAGGCCAAGATTTATTTAGGACTGTTTATGACACAGACAAAGGAATTACGGGAAAACAGATTATAGAACAAATAAAGACTTCAGATTTTACTCAAATGTCGGGTAGTGGCGGGTCAGTGTTTGGAAAAGCATTATATTTTGCGGAAAATTATAGCGAATCAGCTTATTGGGGAGAAAGTGATAAAAACCCTGTAATGATGAGAGTTAAGATTAAATCGGACGCAAAAACTGAATCTTATAGAGTGTTAATTGATAAAATGAAAAAAAATAAAATATTTCGGGAAAAGATAGAAAAAAATCCTCGAATGTTTAGTATTTATGATTCAAATGCAGTAAGTTTATATGCGATTTCACACGGATTAGACGGATGGTACGACATAGGTAGGGGGTTTACGATGATAATTAATAGAGGAGCTTTAGCTGTATCGTCTACAACAAAGAAAGCGATTACTGAAAATTCGGAAATGACATGGAAAAGAGCTCCTGAGGCTTAAAGAAGGTGATTAATTTGCATGCAGATATGCAAGAACTAAAAAATATGGTTAATAGTTTGACGCAGGAAGTTAGAGAGATTAGGCAAGAAATAAAAGTTGATGTAGAGGAAAGAAATGCGAGGCTTGAATTTATAAATCACGCCGAAGTTACGTTATGCGCAATTCTTTTAATTGTCTGGGTTTATGTTATATGCAAAGTGAGGTAAACATGCAATACGGAGATATTATGAAAAATAATTTAGATAAGTTGCTCAATGAATGGAAACAACATAAAGAATTATCCTCTTGAAGCAGTTGGTTATATTTTGTAACCGACTGCTTTTTATATGTCAGTGGCAGGTTCGTGCATTTATTTGTGTGAGTTCAAGTCTCATCGCTGGCAAACTTCAAATTAGCTAATTTAA